ATTTGAATCGCACATAATAACTTCTGTCGAAGGAAGTGTTGTGTTGACTCCGCTTAATGCGCCAGCGTCATCACTATACTTCACAAACGGAGAAGTTACTATTGTAAGAGGGCCAGGGAAATACTTTGAGTTAACATGGAATGTCGCAGTAAGCGGATTCATTGTTTGTACCCATGGGTTTGCTCCAATTTTTCCATATAAATCATCAGGTTCAATTGAACCTGTTCCATTCTGTTTGTATCCGAATGGTTCGTATGGATTAACAAATCCCTGAGAAGGATCGCCATCGGGTGTAGGAGCAGATGTAACGACGTTTCCGTTTGTTACTATCTCTCTTGTATCAGGTGATGTTGCAAAAACCATCCAAGCAAGGGGGTTCATTAATATAATATCAGGATTATATCCCCTCATTGTCTGGAAGTTATATAAGTACACTAAATCATTAAGCGACATGGAACCATTGAAAGCTCCAGTGATGTTTCTTCCTGATGTATAACCAAGCGGTGAAGCATCTGCTGTTGCTCCTGTATTATCAAATACAGTTGTTCCGCCCCAAAGCATTGTATCAATTGCCCTTTTTTCTTTAAATCTTGCTAATGCTTTTCCGGCTTCTTGAATATGAATTCGAAGAATGTCGAAAGCGCCATCTTCGGCTGCTGCTTCTTTTGTTATAGAGAATTGAACACCGATTTTCTCGTAGGAAACAGGCTGGATCATATCTCCACCGTCTAATACGATTGAAGATTCAAACCAATTCTTTCCTTCGGGTTGAGGTCTGGCTTCCATTGTGGAATACTTTCCAACATCAACACTTATTTTTTTGCCAAGATTCATTGTTTTGAATAGCGTATTCGCTATAACAAGTCTTGGCTCTATTGAGCCTCTCAGTACTCTAGATACCATTCTAGGTACAAAACGAATCATTTCTGGAGAAGTTAAAGTATCCATGTAGGTTGACCTGCCGTACTTTATTGTCTTCTCTTTTTCGTCTTCCATTGTAAATACACCACTGTTTGAAAATAGACGCTCGAAACGGGTATACAATGTTAGGTCTTCCCCTCTAAGAGGTGCGTCAATAGGTACTGATTTGCCTGTAATTTCTTTAAAGTTAATACTCATTTTGGCCTCCTATTAACTTAACATTAGTTGAATTTTAGCCATTCCGAAGCATCCTTCTTTAACCTTTGCAACCACATCTTTAATCGTAGGTGTTAATCCAAGAGCGACTAATGTATAGTATGCAAATAAGTATAGACCTGTCGGTACTCCGCCAGTTACTGTTCCAGTCAATCCGGATCCTAAAGCTGTATCGACATAATTTGTCAGATTCTTAGGATATCTGTAATCAACTGCAATCAGTTTTCCAACTTCATAAAGGCCAAGGGTTGTGTTTGAACTAATCATGAATCTTCCGTAGTCATCTGACATTAGGAAGTCACCATCTTGTGCGTAATCGGTTCCACTGTTTGAATATGCAAATGCACCAAGATCTCTAATAGCTGCGTAAACGGCATGATCTCTCATATTGCCAGATGCTGTTCCTACGCTTCCTGTTGCTAATTTTGCCCAGTTAATAAATGGGACATCTACATATCCTCTTGTATAAACTGAGAAAGATTTTCCAGCGGGACTCTTATAAGAGAGATTTCTTCCTCTTATATCTTGATGCATATTTGTCATGCTTATTCCAAGAGGTCTTACTGCTGGTAACGCATATGTTGTTGATGTTGAAGTAACAATTGTACCGTCTACTGTCATTGTTTCAAGTTCTACATCGTATGATGTATAATTATATGTAGCTCCTGCTCCACTATTTGCTGGAATCATTGTGCCAATTGCTGTATCGCCATATGCCATATATCCATTTCCTGCTGGCGCAGTTAATACATCCCCAGTTGTTTGACTTATACCAACTGGTATTGATCCAATCCCAAGTCCTGTATTGTCAACTAAAGGATAGTATTTTTCATCTGAGTTAAAGTAACCCATTTGGCCTAAAAGGCCAACTAGTGTACCCTTCAGAATTACAACACCTTCTCGCGTTGATTTGTCCAACACTAATGATCTGAGATGTCTCCAAGGCCATAAAACCTCAGGGAATTCATCAGAAACTACTATTGGAGCAGCAATACCTGACTGGAGATATTCAGCCAATGCTCCCTTTATCGGGGTAGATTTGGCATTTTCTTGGAAATTGTAAATACTCATTGATTATCTCCTTAGTTTGTTTTACTATTCTGTGTTAGAATAGCAATCCTTTCACTTTGACTCAACTCAGAAATATTGATAATTTTGTATTCTTTTTCTTTATTATCTTCTTCTTCGTCATCTTTATTATCAACTTTCTTATTCTCTGCGGGGGATTGAGAAATTGGGTCAGTAATAGGATTTCTTTCATTTGCTTCTATCGTTTTCTTAACTGTATCTGTAAAGTTTTCGATTTCTTCATTGGTTATAGATATTTCTTCAGCTGTTTTAATATCTGCATTAGCAATTAACTTAATCAGTTGCAAAACTTTAACTCTTTCATCAAACATTCTATTTACTAAATCTAAATGTTCATCAACTAATGATGTATAATCATTACTTATTGCATCAAATTCAGCTTTAAGATTTTCATCAACTGATATTTTAAGATCGGCGACTATACTTTTAGCAACATTATTGCCAACTGTATCTATATCTTTCTTTAAATAATAGTTTGTGTTGATATAATTATTTATATCATCCCTAACTAATATTTCATCTAATGTGATTTCATCTTTTGTTTTTCCGATACCACATTTCAATGCTTTTTGTTTTTTAATAATACAAGTTTTTATTTTTGCTTTTGTGCTTTCACCAAACGTTGACTTAGGAAGTAAACGCAAAGCAGACCTTGCTCTATCACAAGTATCTACTGGAAAACTTCTATTTGGGCCACAAAAAACACTATCTGGTAATTGTTTTCTTTTTTCTGGAGACAGTTTATCTTCGATACTCAATAGAGTATCTAATCTGATAATTTCTTTAATATCTTTCTCTTCAATTCCATTCCAGCATTCTGTGTCATCTTTATTTTCCACAATTGGTTCTTCTTTCTTTGGTTCTACTATTGCCGGCGCTTTTGAATTTTCTTCTTTCTTTTCTACTTCTAACGCCTCTTTATCGTTGTCTATTTTTTCTATATGAACTATCTCCGAAGATACTTCATGATTGGTTGAGATAGCTTCAGCTTGAACACTATCATTTATTATCATTGCATAGTCATCAGCTGGCTCTGGAACAAATGCTATATGATCTATTTCCATCTCATTATCAAATATCCAATAACATTCTTTTTTATCATATATTTCACCGCGTTGGTGAGCATGTTCAAATTGAGTGCCAGTTATATCTTCGCCACAAATATTGCATGTAATTTTTGTTTTAGCAGTACTAGATAATGAGATACTCACAGTTAAGTAGTTTTTATTTTCAACTTTCTTAACATGTTCATATCCCCATATATCTGCTAATGCTTCAATGTAACCACTTGAGCCATTTTTTCCAGGGCTTGTTATAAATTTAGCATCATGTACGCGCCCAATTGTATCTCTTTGATCTCTACTATGGTTTACAACAATAGGTTTTGCAAAAGGGGTTAATAGTGTAGCTGCCGCTTTTTTAAGCATCTTTGCTGTATACCAAGAATGGTTTTTATTCACAAAATCAGAATGTGTGATATGCATTTTAACACGAATACCATCACCTTGTGCCAATTTCTCGTCTTGTAATTCAATTCTTTTAATGATAAAATTGTCTAGTTCTATAAATTTAATCATTTGAAATTCTCCTTTTTCATATATTAATTATACCATATTTTATTGTAAAATGGTGCAATAAGTTATAATAAAATTATAGGTTACGCATCTTCTTATTATAAGTTATTAGTTTATCAATAGTTAACTCCTCCTGCCCTTCTACTTTGTTTAATGTTTGAATTAAAGAATCTATCGTATCTATGAATCTTTTACGCAACATATCCTTAGCGTTATCTGGTAATTTACTCTTTAGTATTAAGGTGTTACGAACATTCATTTTATTATTGAGATATATCTTCAGATCATCATTTAACCCAGAATTGTTTACAATAGCAACAGCTTGATTGTATTTTTCCATATAAGTGATATTATCATTAGATTTACGAACTTTTGATTTCTTATTTGTAGTACCGCTCTGGTTAGTTGGCATTTGGTTCTGTTTAACAGAATTAGCGGCGCCACTGTTGCTTGCATACAAGTCAATTTTATCTTTTTCGGTAAGAGGTGATTTGCCGCATTTCTCTCTACTTTCTGTAGATGTAAATAACCCGCCATTATACATAAGCAATGCATGATTTTCAACATCATGTTTGTATTCTATATCTATTTCAGGGAAATAAACAAATACTTTATCTATCAACTTAGAATAATAACCATTTTTACTACTTAGAAGTATATCATTTATTATATATTTCTGAAAGTATCTAGAAAATATATTTTGAACATATTTAGCATGATTCATTGTATCATCTATCATAGCAGCTGCGGTTGACTTATTTGCAGTATTCCCTTCCCCTATAAGAATACTAGACATATGTAATCCAGCTAATGAACGACTCTTTGAATATTGTAAATATTTAGTAAGATCTAATAATGTACTAGGCCCCGGTATTTCTACTGAACATTCACTTGTTAATACAATACCACCATGCGCCTTTAAACTTTCAAGAACACTAGCCGCCCATATAACATTAGGGTCTTCGCCTATAATTGTTAAATTAGAACTGGCCGGAACTCTAAGAACTATAGGTGGGATGGCATTTTGAAAACTTTGTAATATCATATTATCTTCTAGTCTTCTTAACATTGTAATATCATCAACTACGGTTGACATTATTGGATTCCCAAATATTTTACCTGGATATAATTTAAAATGAATAATTTCATCAGCTGTATATCTTTTGATAAAGTTATTTTCCAAATATTGGTCGTAGAATAGAGTATTGCCGAATTGATCTGTTATATGATGAATATCAAACATATCTAAATCTATAGTTTCAATACGAGAAATCGGTTGAAATTCTTTTCCGGTAACCTTATTTTTATAGGCGCTTCCACTAGATGATTTTGAGCTTCTTTGTATATACATATATCCATTAGAATATGGTAGTAAATTACGAATAAGAACTTCTATATGTTCATCTAATGAATAATGACCGACTAATTCAATTTCATTAAGTCTGAATTTTACATAATCCGCCGCTTTCTTTATTCCACTTGCAATAACCCAACCTTGTATTAAAGTTAAAGTTGAGAATTTATCAACATAAACACGGCATAAAGATTCTGTCTTTACCATCTTTCTAAAGTTACTCATATTATATTCGCCATCGTAATATATATGTTCATATTGGTTTGCGTTAAGTTTCGTTATATATGTATATGGAGTAACGGGAACTATCGGAACATTTGATTTGGTGGGTTTATTGATGATATCCTCAATATTACGAGTTGGCATATCTAACGAAGTAAGCGACTTAATAAATCTATTAGATCTAAGTCTTATATTAAAATCATTGCATTTATAAGTGGTATTATTTTTCTCGTTCATTCTCTCTCCTTTATAGATTTATCTTATTTATTTTTAGGAGTTCTTTTAAAGTATGTAATTTATTATCATTACAAGTTCTTTCTTCTATTAGTTCAAATTGTTTTTTGCCATTTACATATGCGGATATAGTATTAGAATCTCCACTACTGACTGCTTCTAAAAATTTAATATACTTAGCTTTATTTATAGTTAGAGGTTTACCTAAATTATTAGATGCTTTTAAAAACAAGAAACTAGATGGGCTAAATAATCCATCTACTTCTCCATTCTCGTCATCTGTAACTCCACTCAAGCCATTTCCATGCTCGTTTTTACTATCAAAATAATCATTTAATGTATTTCTATTATCTATATTCAAACATTCAGATAGTAAATTTAAATTGTTCTTAATATTAACTAATAATCCTTTAATTGTATATAATATTATAGAAAAACTTAACTGTCCTGTTATTTTTGAATCGCTTTTAATAGTAGCATACATAAACGCCATAATATAACTAAGAGCATCTGATAACTTAGATAAAAATATGTTATATAATTCTTTAACTAAACCTTGTAGCATCTCAAACGGAAGACATTGTAAATATACATTTTTAGTATTTATATGTAACCAACTATCTATCCATTTTCCTATTTTCTCTGTTAAAAAGTTATATGTATATAATAAGAAT